AGAGAGGCGGTGGAATAAATGGGACAACAGATACTTGGGAGAAAACAGAAAATTAGTAATGATGCATGGTTGGAGGCAATGAAGCAGATTGAAGATCTTGTCCCAAAATCAGAACTTGATGCAAGAGTGGGACAGACAGTAAAAGATATCATGGCTACAACAAATGGAAAGAAAGCTGCAGTTGCATGGAGTGGTGGCAAAGATTCCTTGGTGCTCGCAGATGTCTGCAGACAAGCAGGAATAGAGGACAGCGTCCTCGTAGTGAGTAATTTAGAGTATTCAGCATTTACAGAATGGGTGGATAGGAATAAGCCTCCTAAACTGGAGATTATAAACACAGGGCAGGATATTGAATGGCTTGTGAAACACCCGCAGATGCTGTTCCCACAGGATTCCAACACTGCGGCGCAATGGTTTCATATTGTTCAACACAGAGGACAGGCAAAGTATTATAAGGCTCATGAGCTTGATATGATCTTGCTTGGACGCAGAAGAGCTGATGGAAACTACGTCGGAAAAGGGAGCAATATATATACGGACGGAAAAGGTGTCACACGTTTTAGTCCTCTGGCTGATTGGAGCCATGAAGAAGTATTGGCATATATCCATTATTACAATTTGGTAATGCCTCCAATTTATGATTGGAAAAACGGATATTTATGCGGCACCCATCCATGGGCGGCACGACAATGGACGGGATCCATCGAAAACGGATGGAAAGAAGTCTACGAGATTGAGCCGGATATAGTGAAAGAAGCTGCCAAGAAAATTCCAAGTGCAAAAGAATTTCTAAAGGGCTTGGAGTAACACACCATTTGCAGATGGTTTATACGTCGCTCTCCTTCAAAATAATATTTTGGAGGAAAACATTATGAATAGCATTACTATGAAGCTTACCGATATGGTAAGACCTGAGAAAAATGTCCGCATCCATACAGAGCAACAGCTCAGAGAATTTGAGCGAAGCGTGAAGATGTTCGGGCAGATTAGACCGATTGTTGTTGATGAGAAGAATGTAATCCTCGCCGGCAACGGATTATATGAAACCCTGCTCCGTATGGGGTATGAGGAAGCATTGGTGTACCAGTACACTGATTTGACAGAGAACCAGAAGAAAAAACTTATGATTGCTGACAACAAGATATTCTCACTGGGTATCGAGAACCTTGACACACTCAATTCTTTCTTGGAAGATCTGCAGGGGGACCTTGATATTCCTGGTTTCGATTCAGAGATACTGAAACAGATGGTATCAGATGCCGAAGAAGTGACCGAGAAACTATCGGAATATGGCACTCTTGATGAATCAGAGATACAGGCGATTAGAGACAGGACAGAGAGAAGCCAGAAGCCCACAGAACCAAATATGCCGGATTCTGGTTCTAGTACCAATGAAAATCCACAGAATACAGCTATTACAACCACAAGTGATGCTGTCCATGAGGAGCAGGACGAAGAAACCGCCGAAGTAAAGAAATTCGTTATCTGTCCGAAGTGCGGTGAGAAGATATGGCTGTAAAGAGATGTGAGTCCAGCATCGATGTTGTAAAGGCTGCTGAAATACGGATCACAAACGTATTCAACAACGGACTGCCGGTATATATGTCCTTTTCCGGCGGGAAGGACAGCTTATGCATGGCACAGCTGATTTACAACCTTGTGCAGAGAGGAAAGATCAATCCAAGCCAACTTGTAGTGCAGTTCATAGACGAGGAAGCCATATTCCCATGCATTGAGGAGACTGTAAAGACTTGGAGAAAGAGATTTCTTCTCATGGGTGCCAGATTTGAATGGTATTGTCTGGAAGTAAAACATTACAACTGCTTCAACGAATTATCGAATGATGAAACCTTTATCTGCTGGGATCACACAAAAGAGAATGTGTGGGTAAGAAGACCGCCTGCATTTGCAATCAGGAATCATCCGCTCCTCAGACCGAGGATTGATGCGTACCAAGACTTCCTTCCGAGAACCTGTCAGAGTGGAATCACAATAACAGGAATACGGACAGCAGAATCGGTGCAGAGATTACAGAACATTGCATCCATGATAAAGGCAGGAAAGACAATGACGAATAAGCACCAGGTCTTTCCAATCTATGACTGGACAAACAATGACGTATGGCTTTACCTGCTGAATGAGCATGTTGACATTCCGGAGATTTACCTGTTCTTGTGGCAGGCAGGAACCCGAAAAGGTCAGCTGAGGGTATCACAGTTCTTTTCTGTGGATACTGCACGTAGCCTTGTGAAGATGAATGAGTATTACCCTGACCTTATGGAGAGGGTAACACGCAGAGAACCTAATGCATATCTCGCAGCACTGTATTGGGACAGCGAGATGTTTGGCAGGAGCACAGCCGCACGAAAGAACAATGAAAGCGGGCAGGGGAAGAAAGACTATAAGGCAGAGCTTATAGAGATGTTCAATAACATGGACATTTATTTTACAACAAAGCATAAACGGTATGTGGCTTCCAGATACCGAAATTTCTTCATATCTGTTGCGGCAATAGCAACGGATAAGGATTACAAAGCTATTTACGAGGGGCTTATCTCCGGAGATCCTAAGCTCCGTTCTTACAGGGCACTCTATCAGAGAATATATGGCCGGTATATTACCGAGGCTAAGAGGGAGGAGGCGAAGAAGAATGGATAAGCTTATGGAGCCTTCCTCTACTCTCCAATGGGTAGACAGGACATTGGTAAAGCCGAATGATTACAACCCGAACAAGGTATCAAAGCAAAACCTTGAACTGCTCACACAATCTATTTTCACAAATGGATGGACGCTTCCGATTGTTGTAAGACCAGATTATACGATTATTGACGGATTCCACAGATGGACTGTTGCAGGTCCGGAATGGAAGTATGTGCCACCTTCAGAAAAGGACAAGAGAACGCTGTTTGAACGTCTTGGAGGTAAGGTGCTGGTCGTTATCGTTGATCACAAGGACAAGGCAGGTAATATTTACGGCACCGTTACCCATAACAGGGCAAGAGGTACACACCTGCTCGAACCAATGAAGAAAATCGTCAAAGAGCTCATGGAAGAGGGCAAGTCGGTAGAAGAAATCGGCAAGCAGCTTGGCATGAGACCGGAGGAAATATTCCGTTTATCAGAGTTTTCCAAGGAGGACTTCTTGAAAATGATGGTACAGGAGAAGAAAAACTTTTCCAAAGCGGAATATATAACGAAGATATAA